GCTTATGTGAACAGAGATCACTCAACAATCATCCACCACTGTAAGCACCACGCTGATGAACTCAAGACGTGGATCGGGTACAGGAGCACCTACGAGAAGTGCAAGGCTATCGTTGGATCAGCACTGGTGGGTGACCTCGATGACATGATCGCCTACCTGAAGGAGAAGCAGGATGCTTTGCAAGTACAGATTGACGAATACCTCAAAAAGAAAGAAGAAAATGATGCGAGGAATAAAGAGCTGGCTGCGTACAGCATTGAGATGTGATGACGTATACGTTGTCCACTTAGACCGCAGAACAGAGTACAACAAAAGACCAGCAGAAGTCGCTGGCGTTTTCACCTACGAGTCTGATGCGATTGAGTTCGCAAACTACTATAACAAGTTCCTCACAGATGGTCTGATGGAGGCACATGTAACAAAGCAAATCACAATTTAATGAGTACCTACAAGTTTAAGACCACCAAGATCAAGGGCAAGGACTACGTCGAAGTAAACGAGCGTATCAAGTTCTTCCGTCTGGAAAAGAAGTACGATGGCTGGGCCATCCAAACAGAGTTCCCTATGCTCACCTCAGATGAGGCGCTGTGTCGCTGCACCATCACCAACGCTGACGGCATGGTTGTAGCACAGGGACATGCTCACGAGCTCAAGGCTAACGGCATGATCAACAAGACCTCCTTCGTGGAGAACTGTGAGACATCAGCCGTAGGTCGTGCGCTGGCTATGCTCGGTATCGGTATCGACACCAGCATTGCTTCAGCCAACGAAGTTGAGACGGCTATCGCCCAGCAAGAGTCTAACCCACCATCAGAGAAGCCATTCGGTGAGCAGCTACAAGCTACAGCTAATGAGCTCCGTGAGAACATCATGGATAAAGCAGTTGCGTACATCAAGTCGCAGACTAACAAGCAGAAAGCATTCGATGCTATCATCGAGAAGTATGGTGATTCACTGACTGCTAAGCAGAAGACTGGATTGCAAAAGTTTGTGCGATGATACTGTCAGCACAACTACACGAGAGGTACGACAAGGGTCACTTGTCGTACTCCTCTATCAAACAGGCTCTGACCGACATGGCTCAGTTCGACCGCTACATGAAGGGAGAGCTGAGCTACACGTCAGATGCGCTGAACTTCGGGACACTGTATGACATGCTCTTGTTTGAGCGTGAGAAAGCAATGGATACTTACATCGTTCTATCTGACGATAAGATCCTCGATGCTTGCAGTGAGAAGACACGCAACTCCAAGCGCCCTCAGATGACTAACGAGTTCAAGGACCGCAAGATCTTTATGGCTGAGCAAGCTTCAGCTTCAGACAAGATTCTGTGTAGCACAGAGGACTGGAAGATGGCGAACGAAATGATCGAGCGACTTCACGAGTGTGGACTGATTCAGTCTCACATGACTGGTGATTACCAAGTGGAGTTCAATGAGGACATCCAGACATGTGTCGGACCTGTTCGGGTCAAGGGATTCCTCGACTGCCTTGGTGATGGGTACATCACTGACTCAAAGTCTACTAAATCTGTAGGGAAGTTCCGCTACAGTGTGCGTGACTTCGGGTATGATATCCAAGCGTACATCTACACGACTGTCTTTGGGATCAAAGACTTCTACTGGGTGGCGCAAGAGAAGACATACCCCTACCTACCTGCTCTCGTCAAGTGCTCAGAGAATACCCTGTTCACTGGTGAGATGAACTTTCAAGATGCAGTTAAACGTATCCACAAATTCCTCAACGAAGATGAGAAGCCTACTATCTTTTTTGAACAGTTCGAGGTATGATGCCTTAGCGATCAGAGGCTTATTGATGATCGTGTTATATTCCGCAACCCTTTATTTAATCATACAAGCGTTTTAATTATGAGTGAGAAGAAGTATGACTCAGAACTGATTGGCTGGGTAGACGAGCCAGTCTACAACGAACAAGGTGAACTGATCAGCTGGACTATCAAGCTGAAAGATCACGAATTGAAAGACATCATGGACAACTACGTCACACCTCGTGACGACAAAGGTCAGGGCGGTAACGCTCGTATCAAGTTGTTCATGAGTAAGAACGGCAAAGCCTGTGGCTCTGTCTACAACTTCAACAGCGAAGCTGCGAAGGAGAGACGAGCGGCTGCAATGGCTCGCAAGGTTGTTGACGCTATGGGTCAGAACGAGCAGTCGGACGGAGATCTTCCGTTCTGATTTTGGTTTATGTTAGGTTCGAGACCCCGCTTCGGCGGGGTTTCTTTTCCCCAAAAAAATTAGAAAGATGAATAATTTGAAATTCCAGTTCACACAATACTACTTTATGTTCTTCCAGTTCCACACCGCAGACTTCAGCGGAAGCGATCATTGCGGTAAGCTATGGGATGATTGGTTGATTAAGGTTTACAGAGACCTAAACGAGGAAGAAATCGAGGTGTTTCACTACACGACTGAAGACGTATTTGATCCACCCTGTAACTACCTCAGAAGACCAGTGTTATATCTGTCACCAGAAACAGTTGAGTTTCTAGAGGAGGATATGGCTGAGTTCTTAAAGCAAGCTCGAGAGGACTTTGCCAAGCAGGTGAAGAACGAATCAGATTTAAGAAACATGATCAAAGGTATTGATGGAATCGACCTCGAATGAACCACCGATGATATACTACATGATCGTGCAGCTCTCGTACAAGAAGAACCGCAGCACCTTCAACGCAAAGGAATGGGTAGTCAGTATCTACGATACACCCGGAGGCATCATGAATAACGACAAGAAGACGATGCGTAACCTAGAGCGGAGGTTATACGGCAAGAAGTACAAGAGCCAGAAGCAGATCATAATCAAGAAGATATTAGAGAAGACACCCCTAACACGTCAAAATAGACAAGCATTGAAATGAGTTACGACAACATAAACCCAGATCACTACAAGCATGGAGATAAGGAAGTCTGGCAGATGATGATAGACTGCTACGGACTGGAAGCATACATCAGTTTCTGTCGCCTGAATGCATTCAAGTACCGGATGAGAGCGGGATTAAAACCTAATCAACCAGCTGATCAAGACATCATGAAAGCCAGATGGTATGAAGAACAAATCGTTCAGCTATGCAAGTAACATTCTTCAAAGACATTAAAGCGCCTGACGAGCCACACCACGTTGATGTGACCACGGCGCTCAACCGTATACGTGATGGAAAGAGCAGACATCAGATCGAAGAGTACAGAACCTCGGGGGACAAGTCCATCAAGAACAGCCTCCCGCTCGTATGCTTCAGCGGTGAGTTCACTCGCAGAGCAGATGATGCATTGTTCGAACACTCTGGACTCATCGTCTTGGACTTCGATCATGTGGATGTTAACGAGAGCAAGGGCTTTGTGGGTGCTGATGATTACGTGTATGCTTGCTGGACTTCACCGTCTGGTGATGGACTTAAGGCACTTGTTAAAGTAACCAACCCAGAGCGGCACCGTGATCACTTCCGAGCACTCCGCACGTACTTCGAGAAGCAGTACAACCTAGAGGTTGATGAGTCAGGTATCAATGAGTCTCGTGCATGCTTCGAGAGCTATGACCCTGAGATCATTGTCAACCCATCGAGCCGACCCTTCGGTGCGTTCGCCTCTGAGAAATCAGAGAAGCAAGTAGCCGAGGTTACTGGTGAGTACACAGACTACATGAAGCTCAACCTCGCTGCACGCATGATACGTCAGGCAGAGGATGGGCAGAAGCATGCGACACTTGTCAAGGCCGCACGTCTCTGTGGAGGATACATCGCTGCTGGCAAGATGGAAGAACAGGAGGCAGTTCGAGTACTGCTTCGTGAGATAACCAAGCGTGACATCGACGATGAGCAGCTCGCTATACGCACCATCCGTGACGGTATCGAGATGGGTAAGGCTGACCCCTTGCGTGACACCATCGACGCAGAGCATGACGCACAGCGTGAGCTCCTGATCAATGACGGCGACATGTCGTTTGTCTCATCAGATGATGAGGACTTCCGATGGATCGACGACTACGCACAAGGCAAGATCGAGGTAGGGTTGGATACTGGTGATGAGAACTTCGACCAGTACTTCCGCTACAAGAAAGAGTTCCTCGTGATGAACGGGCATAGCAACGTAGGTAAGACCACAGTAGCACTGTACCTTATGGTCAACTCAGCTGTCCGGCACGACTGGAAGTGGGTGGTATACTCTTCTGAGAACAAGACTGCCTCCATCAAGATGAAGCTCATGGAGTTTGCCTGTAACAAGAAGGCTGGTATGATGTCATACGCCGAGCGCAAGTTCGCATACAAGTGGGTGCAGAAACACTTCACTGTTATCAGCAACCGTGAGACCTACACCTACACAGACATCATCGTCTTCTTGGAAAAGATCATTCGTCAGCAGGATGTTGATGCAGTTTTCATTGACCCCTACAATTCACTCAAGGTAAACTCCGGCAAGGTCAGTGAGCACCAGTACCACTACGAGGCAGCATCGGAGATGCTAACCTTCAGTAACAAGCATGACGTTGCAGTGTGGCTCAATGCTCACGCAGTGACCGAGGCTCAGCGCCGCAAGGGTGACGATGGTCTACCAGTAGCTCCATTCGCTGAGGACACCGA